GAAGATCGTCCAGATTGCTAGACTTCGTATTCGTGGCCTTAAAGACGCCGACATCGCCAAGCATTTCGACCTTTCCCAGGGAGGTTTCGCCCGCCTGGTCGCATCTGACGAGTACAAACGTGTCGAGGAAGAAGTCCTAAACCAGCAGGTTGCTCGACTGGACAAGACTGGCGCTGACGCTTTGACCGAGCTACAAAAGAAATTTTCCTCTGTCGGAATCCCGCTTGCTGTGCAAGGATTATTGGATACCGCCATGCAAACCCGAGACTTGAAATCGAAGCTCGCGGCCTGTAGTGAGTTGTTAGACCGTGACCCGAACCGGGCCTTCATTAAGGGTAATGTCAACTCTCAGGGGGCGCAACCCCTCTCGGATGTAAGTCTCGAGCAGATGAGTTCTGACAGTGGCAAGGTCATGAGTGAGGTCATGGGCAAGCCAGCGACCGAAAGGGTGCAATAATGAGTGCTGGAAACGGCTTGGGCGAAGTCCCACATGTTATCATTCGCCTTAACCCAAACGGCGAGTTGCAATTCCAGACCAACATAACCGACGCGGCTCAAGTTAATTTCATCTTGGACAAGGCCAAGTTGTATGTCCTTTCTGCGTCAGCGGCACCAAAGACAATTGTTCAGCCCGTGGCTATGATGCCTCGGACAGGCTTCGACCCGACCAAAAAGGCAGACGCATAAAATATCAAATCCAATCCGTCGACGGCCTCGCGCCAGACCGAGCACTGCGCGTTCATCGGTTGAACTGTCTTGGCTCTCTTTACTATTTCATCAAAGTTGCCCTTCATCGTCACCGCCTAACCGCAAAGCTCCACATGCCCTTCTGTGATTCGTTGATGCGTGATCGCATCAAAGACGTCATTGAGTTTCCTCGTGATCATTTCAAGACCACAGTTTGTACAGAGGGCTTGCCGATGTGGTGGGCGCTACCACTCACACAGCAGGACTTAGACGAGTTTTACCAACTGGGCTATAACGACGAGTTTATTCGGTTCATGCGCCGGGTTCACGATCCGTGCACGACGACCTTAATCGGCTCGGAGAACTTGACCAACGCTGTTAAGTTAGGCAACCGCACGCGCTGGCATTTTGAAAGCAACTCTCGTTATCGTGCACTATTCCCTGAGACTCTCCCGACCTCAAGCGAAATTTGGTCCGCAATCTCACTCCATGTCAAACGACCTGGCATTGGTGGCTCTCGTGGTGAGGGAACATTTGACTTTGTTGGTGTTGGTGGCGCAATCCAGTCTCGTCACTACAATCGTCTAATCGAGGACGATTTGGTTGGTCGAAAAGCCATTGAGTCTCGGTCAATCATGGACAAGACTAAAGAGTACCACCGGCTCCTAGTCGGTGCGTTTGAGTCAGATAATGCAACGCACGAAAACGACGAGCTTATCATCGGAAATCGTTGGGGCTTCAGTGACCTAAATTCGGACATCCGTGAGAACGAGCCGTGGTTTAGATTTGAGACGCATTCTGCGCTAGGAGGTTGTTGTCCGCAGCACCCAGACGGAGTCCCGATCTTCCCAGAAGAGTTCTCTGTCGAGAAACTCGCGAAGTTCAAAAAGCGCTTGGGGCCTTACAATTTCAGCTGTCAATTCCTTAACAATCCCATTGCCCCAGAGGACGCTGACTTCAAAGAAGAATGGCTGCATTACTACGACACGTACCAAGATGCCAACCACTTCACAAAGATCAAGCATGAAGTCACAGACGGTCAGGTCAAGGCTGACCTCTCAGTCAGGATGCTAGAAACAACTATCGCTGTTGATCCAAACCACAGTGGCAATGCTGGTCGTTGCCGTCATGCGATCATCGTTGCTGGGCTGAGTGGAGAGGGCGATTATTACCTGCTCGACTACTGGGCCAAGTCAGCTTCTTACGACAGTTTCTTCGACAATTTGTATCTCATAGCCCGGAAGTGGGACATTCGTCGTATTGGCTTTGAGACTGTTGCAGCGCAAAAGTACGCCAAGTACCACATTCAGCAACGCAACCGCTGTGAGCCAAACCCTCTGACGATAGTCGACTTGAAAGGCGAAGTCGAGAACCCCGACGGTTCAACCTCTCGCAATAAAGAATGGCGCATCCGCAATGTCTTGGAACCCATTTTCTCCCGTGGGCAGTTCTATTGTCAGCGACGGCATCAGGACTTCATCCAAGAGTATCGCCGCTTTCCAGCTAAGGACGCAACGGTCGACATCCTTGATGCGCTCGCGTATACACCACAGTTGTTGCGCTATTCGTTGCCATACGACCGTTACATGACCTTGCTCAATCGCAATCGTGCAGGCGCAGCCGAGCTAAGTAAGCCGTATGCAGTTGTGGGGGTTAGCTAATATGAAACGAGCAACAAAAAAGCACGCAGCAGCAATTCTGACAATTCACGACGCGCCGGCGATGACAAAATCTGGCCGCCGACAAGTTGCGGCTTGGTTACGTCGGCAAGCCGATTTTCTAGTTAACGACGGCAAGAGTCTTGCCAAAAGATTTACGGCGCGGTATTTGTATTAGGAAGATGAAACCAACCGTCGTCAAACTCGCGTTAACTGGTGATGGCCTAACAAACTTCAAAAGCCACATTAGCGACCGTTTGACCCTTATCAAGAAAGGTCTGAACGAGCTTCACACTGTCAAGCTCCCTGAGTGGCGTCGAATCTACGAAGGTCGCCCGCTTGAAGCGCACCGGACAATGCCTTTCGAGAACGCCTCTAACTTGGTAGTCCAACTGGTTGCTATTCATGCCGACACGCTGAAAGCCCGTTTGATGGCTGCTCTGACCAAGACCAAGCCCACGTGGGTTGCTCGCGTAGCGGGTGAGTGGAAAGGCGAGGCCGAACCGATCCGTGGCGCGCTTGAAGAGTTCATGTCCACTGAGGCTTTTGAACCTGACTCTTGGGACTTATACCGAGTCTACGACGAGTGCTTGAGCGATTATGTCCAATACGGAACAACTTTTGTTGGCACTCCGTGGGTCACTTTGCATCATGACTTGGTAGTCCCCGCTGGCGACGGGTCTGGGAGCTTTGATTTTGTCCCAGAGACCTATTACGAAGGCTCCCGACCTGAGAAAATCGCCATCGAAGACATGTTTATGTCTCCTTCGGACAAGCGGCTAGAGTCGTCGGATTTCAAAGCCCGACTACTCCGTTTGTACAAACACGAACTTGAAGAGCGTTCGTTTGACGAGATTTATGACAAAGACGCAGTTACGTCAATTCTTAAAACGCCAGACCGAACCGGCCCAAGTCCAGCCCAGGTCCAGAACGAGCAGGACGCAGGAATCAAATCGCCTGAGCCAACTGAAGTGTGGGAAGTCTACGAATGTTGGTTCTACTATCGTGATGCTGCCAAACACAAGACCAAAGTCGTTGCTTCCTATCATCTAGCAACCAATACCTTGCTCCGTGCAACATATACGTTCCTGCCTGATGATCCCTTTGTAGGAGCGCGCTTGCTGCACTGGGACGGCCACTTCCACGGTCGTGGGCTGTGTTGGTTCCTGGGCACTTTCCAGGAAGAGCTTTCCCAAATTCACAACGACCGGCGCAATGCGCAGACTGTCGCGAATGCAAAGGTTTGGCGCATTGATCCTTACAGTAAACTACACGAAGGGTTCAAGATTTACCCCTCCGCGACCGTTCCTGCTGTCAAAGACGAGATTGAGCCGATGTCCCACGGTGAGCCTTCCCAAGTCGAGATCGAAGAAGAGCGGCTCGCTCTTGAGCTGTCTGAACGCCGTTCTGGTATCAGCCCACCAATGCAATCCTATGGTGCTGGTTCTTTCAACAAGCGTGGTGTCTACACCGCAATGGGCACGCTCTCCCTTTTGCAAGAAGGCAACAACCGGACTGACATGATCGTTGGAGACATTAGACATTTTCACACGAAGGTGGGAAGGCTCCTAAGTCGTCAACTCGCCGCGATGGGCCTAGACCGAAAAGAACAGTTCGCGCGTTATGGGACAAAATCAAATGACATAATCGCTGGGCTTAGCGCGATTCTCAGTCGCAAAATGATGTTCCCTCTCCAAGCTGCAACCGCCTCAGTGAATCGAGAGGTCGAGAAGCAGTCCGACACGATGCTGGTCGCGCTTATGTCTCGTCACTATCAAGCGGTTGCTGGTTTCTTGGCGCAGGCATCCAACCCACAAATGCCAGAAGACGTTAAGGCATACATGGGGGCTGCTGTGCAGGCGATGAACAAGCTCATGATTCTTGTCATGAAACATTTTGACTACGACGATCCACAGGTCTACGTCCCGGAGGTTCCAGGTGGAGGATCATTACAACCCGCTCCTACGCAACAAACAGGCAATGCTGGTCTGGCTATCCCAACCACAGGCCGAGGACTTCCTAGCCTGGGCGCGGGGGGTC